ATGGGTAGTAGGTATAAGGCAAACCTCGTTACCGGTAAAAACAAACCAACCAAAATGGATTACCGGTAATAGCCAAAATATAGATAATTTAGTATCAGAAAAGGCTGACTTAATATTCTCATGTCCGCCATACGTTGATTTAGAGGTTTATAGCAAAGACCCAAACGATCTTTCTAATATGTCTTTCGAAGCGTTTAAAGAAAATTATGCCGAAATTATTAAAAAAAGTTGCGACCTTTTAAATGAAAATAGTTTTGCTTGTTTCGTAGTAGGAGAAGTTAGAAAAAAAGACGGTACTTATTACAACTTTGTAAGTGAAACTATAGAAGCTTTTACTAAAGCCGGTTTAAGTTATTACAACGAAGCAATACTTATAACTATGGTTGGAAGCCTTCCTTTACGCTGCGGTAACGGTTTTACTAAATCTAGAAAGCTAGGAAAAACTCATCAAAACGTTTTAATTTTTGTTAAAGGCGACCCCTCCCTAGCTACCCAAAAATGTGGACTTTGTGAGTTTGCCGACCCTTCTGCATTTATAGAAGAAAACGAAATAATTTAAACTTTTAGAATTAATAAGCTAACCTAATAATAAATCCTATTAAATTTTGGCAGCCGATAAAACCACGCAAGCAGAAGTAGAAATGCGAGTAGCAAGATTGGGAAGGATTATTGCTAACGGAGGAAAGCGTTCGGATTGTATACGATATGCGGCGGAAAACTGGGGGGTATCAGAGCGAACCGTAGATAGATATTTAATGAAAGTTAGAGAACAATTTAAGGGAGATTGGAATATAGAAAGACCGGAACTGATGGCGGTTATTCTTACGCAATATTCATCTATACATATGGAAGCTAGAAGAACGGGACAACTCCATATCGCTTTAGGGGCTACTAATGCTATGGCTCGTTTAGCCGCTCTTATTTCATGACTATTTGCCAAAGAGTAAAAGGTAATATTTTATACGGCGAAGGGCAATATAAGTTACCGGAAGTTGCCGAAGTACAAAAAAGGGTTACTAAAGATTTGCTTCCGCATCAACTTAAATTTTGCGAGGATATAGACCATAGAAAACTAGCTTTAGTCTGCGGTTTTGGAGCCGGTAAGACTTACGCCTTAGTTAGTAAAAGTATAATTTTAGCTTCTATGAATGTTGGTTGTATTAGTGCTATCTTCGAACCGACGGCTCCTATGTTAAGGGATATTCTTATGCGTACTATGAATGAACTTTTAGAACTTTGGGAAATACCTTTTACCTTTAGGGCTAGTCCTCTTCCGGAATACCAACTTCAGTTTAAAGAAGGCGTTCATACTATTTTGCTAAGAACGATATTAACTTACCAACGCTTGCGTGGACAAAACTTATGTGCCGTTGGTTTTGATGAAGCCGATACGGTAAACAAGCGTGACGCCGAACAAGCTATGAACATGGCACTTGCTAGACTAAGGTCGGGCGACGTTCAACAGTTTTACGCTACTACTACTCCCGAAGGTCATTCTTGGGCGTTTGATACTTTCGAAAAAAACGCTAAAGAAGATACTAGGTTAATAAAAGCAAAAACTTCTGATAATCCATACCTTCCCGAAGGATTTATAGATTCGCTCCTAGAAAACTATCCGCCGCAACTTATCCAAGCATATTTAAACGGTAACTTCTGCAATTTAACTACCGGACAAGTTTACGATAAGTTTGATCGAAATATACACGTTTTAGAAACCGACCCCGTTATTAATGAACATGAGCCTATCCGAGTTGGGATAGATTTTAATATCGGCAACATGAACGCAGTAATCGGTATAGCAGCGGCTAATAAATTTATAGTTATAGATGAAATCGCTAAAAGTCACGACACCGACTCACTCGCTAAAGAAATTAAAGCGAAATATCCGTTTAATAAAATATATATATATCCAGACGCTTCGGGCGGAAATCGAAGTACAAATGCTTCTAAGACCGATATCCAAATTTTAGAAAGTCACGGCTTTATTAATCAAAGTGCTTTATCTAACCCGCCCGTTAGGGATAGAGTAAATAGTGTTCAAGGAATGTTCTTAAATGGAAAGGGGGAAAGTAAAATGATGATAAGTAAAAAAGCTATTAGGCTTATAGAATGTTTGGAACTCCAAAGTTATAATGATAAAGGCGAGCCGGATAAAGACGCCGGTTATGACCACATGAATGACGCTCTAGGATATATAACTTGGCGTTTGTTTAATCCTTTACACATGAACGCCGGTCGTAAAACTGGAATTAGGCTTTATTAAAATTATTGTCTAATATGAAAACAAACTAAGAGGTTAAAGTGTACTCAGGTTACAACCACTACAATAGACAAACTAATAGGCAAGGAAATGATATAGACGACCCTAATAATACTTGGTTTTCGCAAGAACCTCATTGGGTTTTAATAGAAGATTTACTTGGCGGAACTTACCAAATGCGTAGTAAGCATAGAAAATATTTATTGCAAGAACCTAGAGAGCTAGACGAAAGTTACGATAATAGACTCGCCCGCAGTGTTTGCCCTCCTTATTACATCAGATTAGAACGAATGCTTGCCGGTATGCTAACCCGTAAACCTGTAAGGCTAAACGATACCGCCGACAATATTCGTGAGCAACTTTTCGATATTGATTTACAAGGTAATGATTTAAACGTTTGGACCTACGAAACCACTCGAAAAATGATTCGTTACGGCCATATAGGTGTTTTAGTTGATGCCCCTGCTTCGGGTGCCGGCGGTAGACCTTATTGGGTAACTTATACGCCGCGTGACATTTTAGGATATAGAACCGACATGATCGACGGTCAAGTCGAACTAACGCAACTACGTCTTAAAGAAAAAGTTGCGGAGCCGGAAGGTCTTTACGGAGAAAAAATAGTAGAGCAAGTTAGGTTACTGACTCCCGATAGTTTTGAAATACATCGTAAAAATAGTAAAGGCGTTTATATCAAACATGATGAAGGCCGTATGTCTTTAGGCCGCATACCTTTTTCCGTTGCTTATAGTAATCGTCTTAATTTTTTAGAAAGTAGACCGCCGATGTCTGATATTGCAGAACTTAATTTAAAAGCTTATCAAATACAAAGTGATCTTGATAATCAATTACATATAAGTGCCGTGCCTATGTTGGCTTTTTATGGTTTTCCACAAAACGCAGAAGAAGTTTCGGCGGGTGCTGGCGAAGCTATTGCATTTCCTCCCGAAGGAAGAGCCGAATATATAGAACCGGCTGGAAGAAGTTACGAAGCACAATTTAAAAGGTTAGAAAAGTTAGAAGGTCAAATAAATGAATTAGGGTTAGCCGCAGTATTAGGGCAAAAGCTATCGGCTGAAACGGCGGAGGCAAAACGTATAGATCGCTCGCAGGGCGACTCGACAATGATGGTCGTGGCTCAACAAGTACAAGACATGATTGATAACTGTCTTAAGTTTCACGGACTATATCTAAACTCCGAAGCCGGCACTTGTTTTGTTAATAGAGACTTCTTATCGCAACGTTTAGAGCCACAAGAAATACAAGCCTACCTGCAACTATATACTTCCGGATCTATTACGCAAAAAACTTTATTAGATCAACTTACCGAAGGCGAAGTTTTAGGCGACGAATTTGATGTAGAAGAAGAAGTTGAAGCTACTCAAAGTGGTGGTTTAGTAGAAATGGCTAGACCAACGCCGCAAGCCGAACCCGACGAGGCCACTGAAGAAGATGACGCGGCTTAAAAAATGTCTATTCCGGAAAGTTTTTATAGAGAGGCTATTGACTTAAATAGATATAGCAACCGGATAGCACGCCGTATTGTAACGAATTACAACGATATAATTTTAGACCTTACTTTTAAACTAGCGACTATAGATGAAGTTACTTCGCCGGCTACCGTAGCTCGTATTAGAAGCATGCTTTTGCAAATGAAAGAAAGTTTAGAGGGTTGGTCTGTAGAAAATACTGCTTACGTAGCGGACCAACTTCAAAGTCTTTCTTTATTTCAAAGCGATTTTGTACGAAATGAATTACAAAAAGCCTTACCGGTAGGAGCCGCCAACGTAAATAGCGTACAGATATCTGGTGATTTTGCCCGCAGTATTGTTTATACCGACCCCACCGAAATAAATGTTTTAACTCTACCTACTTTAGAAAGTCAAGTAAGACGAACTTTTAATTTGACCGCGGCTAAAGGTTCGGCAATATCTTTACCTAACGGCGAAGTAGTAGAAAAAGCTTTTCGAGGTATAGCCGCTTCGCAAGCCGAATTTATATCAAGAGAAATTAGAGTTGGTATTACTGAAGGCGAATCTATCCCTGAAATAGCTAAACGTTTAAGAGGTCGTTTGCAGTTTGGTAAAAACCAAACAATGACAGCAAAAGCTCAAGCTTTAGCGGGAGGAACTGGAATAAAGTTAGCTAATAATCAAGTAAGAACTATAGTAAGAACTTCCGTAAACCAAGTACAAAATATGGCAAGTCAAGCTGTTTATATGGCTAATCAAGATGTCACAAAAAAATATGAATACGTCGCGATATTAGATGCTAGGACTACCGCCTTATGCGGAAGTTTAGACGGTAAACATTTTGAATACGGTAAAGGACCTATGCCTCCGCAACATTTTAATTGCCGTTCGAGTACTGTACCTGTTATAGATGATGAAGATTTACGCCGTAGATTTCCCGATACTAGACCGAGCGAAGTAGGAAGGGTGCCGCAAGATGTTAGTTATCCTAATTGGTTAAAAGATAATCCCGATATGCAAAGTAAAGCTTTAGGTAATAAAAAAAAGTTTTTTAATTATTTGATAAATACAAAAAAAGAAAGTCCTCGTAACGCCTTGCGTAAAATATC